ATTTCCTAAACCTAAAGAACGCAGAGGTTTACCCTGAGCGTAACTCCTATGACCCTAAGAATCCTGGTTGGGCTTGGATGTCGAACAACTCTGTAGAGGCAACTGTTGGCTCTGACTATTCTAAAATTGTTGACGGCATTATTCTTAATGGAGAACCAGGAATTGTTTGGTTAGACGTTTCAAGAAAATACGGAAGACTTGCTGACCCTATCAATAACAAAGACCACCGTATCGCTGGCTACAACCCTTGTGCAGAACAAAGCCTAGAATCCTTTGAGTGTTGCACCTTGGTGGAGACGTATCTCAACCGCCACAAAAATAAAGAAGACTTCTTAAGAACTCTAAAGTTTGCTTACCTCTACGCAAAGACCGTAACTCTTCTTCCTACACATTGGGAAGAGACCAACGCAATCATGCAACGCAATCGTCGCATTGGAACTTCAGTCTCAGGCATGGCGAACTTTGCTGACAATAAAGGCTTTCCTGTTCTTCGTGAGTGGCTTGATGAAGGCTACAAACTTGTAAAGAGTTATGACAGCACTTACTCAGAATGGCTTGGTGTTCGTGAGTCAATCAAGATGACAACGGTAAAGCCTTCAGGAACAGTTTCAATCCTTGCTGGAGAATCTCCAGGAGTTCACTGGGCTTCAGGTGGTAAGTTCTTTAACAGAGCAATTCGTTTTGCTAACTCTGACCCAATGCTTCCTCTTTTCAAAATGGCTCAGTATCGAGTCGAGCCTGCTTCTGAATCTCCTGAAACAACTTCTGTTGTCTTCTTCCCAATTAAGACAGAGGCTAAGCGTGCTGAAAAAGAAGTTTCAATCTACGAAAAAATGGACTTGGCAGCAACGGCTCAGTTCTACTGGAGTGATAACTCTGTATCAGTTACCGTAACTTTTGACCCTGAAAAAGAAAGTAAAGAAATTGGAACGGCTTTAAGAATGTTTGAGGGAAGAATGAAAACTGTTTCGTTCTTGCCAATGGGTAATGCGGTGTATCCACAAATGCCTTACACGCAGATTACTGAACAAGAATACGAAGATGCAACTATGAAGTTGTTCCCTATTGACCTTGAAGGTGTTTATGCAGGTATGGCTTCAGACGCTATTGGTGAGGCTTACTGCACTACAGACGCTTGTGAAGTTAGACTTATAAAAGAAGGTTAATTACTTCTTTTTGTTTTTAGGTGCTGGAGTTCTAAGGCGTTTTTTAGCAAGTTGTGCTTTTTGTGCTGCAGCAGTTCTATCTTTACTTGCTTTGGCTTCTGCTTCACGCTTCTTTGAAGCGTCATTAACTTGTTGCATAGGAATAAGTTCACGAGAGGCTTTGATGATGTGAGGCTTGTTGTTCACACTTGCTGTGACAATAGTTATCTTGTGGTCAGGGTTTTGTGGGTGTCTTCCAGTATGACGAGTTTGCCCATTACCTATGTCTGTTTTAGTTCCTCGCTGAACAACGTAATTTGCTTCGTCAGGAGTTGGTTTGTTCTCGGTTGCCATAAGAAAATGATACAAAAAAACCCCCCACAGCAGTTGCTGTAGGGGGTTTAATTATTTGCTTAACAGTCGTTTTGCTTCGTTAGACTTGATACTTCTGTATCCAGTCTTCTTTTTATTCATACTTCCAGGAACTTTACCGCCTTGCCCTGATTTATGATTTGCTTTACGAACCTCTAGGGCTGCAGCAATTTTGTCATGATGTTTTCCCATAGTTATTTCCTCCTCATAGTTGTAGGTTACAGCAAAAAGCCTCCTGCTATCAACACAGAAGGCTCTTTACTTACTGCTTGTATTACTTAGGAAACTTCTTTAGCCATTCTTGTGCACGAGGGGTCATACCCTTCCATGCAGACCAATCAGTTCCGCCCTTGCTCATGTAATAAGCAATTTGGGCATTTGTCACAGGGTCTAACAACATCGCATTAGATACCATGCCGAACTTCTCCCTGCGTGAGTCTCCTACTTCTTCAATCATGTTTATCTGAAAGATTCCGTAAGAGTTATCTCCTGTCTTTTCGTTGCCATTGTAGGCATGAGAACGACAGTTGCTTTCACGCATGACGATAGCCCATGCTTGTTCTAAGGCTTTGCCTTTGAACCCAACTTCTTTTAAAAGCCCTTTACATTCTACGTGAGAGAGTTTTACCTTGTTACGGTATTTCTCTAACCTTTCTGAAGAGGCTTCTATTTTTAGTTCTTTTTCGACTGAGGATTGGAGTAAAGGAACTGGCTGTGCCTCTACTGCTTCTGTGGGAATTGTTCCTAGGGCTTTTGCTACAACAAAGCCACTACAAAACAATGCACCTGCTACTGTCATAATTGCTATTGCAATTACTTTCTTTCCACGTTGTGTTAGTCGCATAGTTTCTCACCTTTCTCCCAACAGATACTCGTCCGCAAGTTCCCCTGCTTTCGACTGCTGGTGACGGATACGGTGTAAATACCGCTCCGTAGTTGTGATTGACTGATGACCCAAACGTTCCTTAACCTCATGCACGTCAACACCCTTCTTTAACAGTTGAGTGGCGTTTGCATGTCTTAAGTCGTGCGTTTTTGGATACCAACCAATACCTGACTTTTCTATGGCTTCGTTCCAAATGGTTCTCCACTTGGTTCGACTGAGGTGACCTGAGCCGATACTTTGGCTAAGGCTGTCTCTGCCTTTTGATTTGTCCTTCCTGTATTGTTTGCGATAATCCTTTATCGCTTGTTTGCACAGGTCACATCTGCACTTTCCCACGTTGTGAGCGTAAGGAGTTGCATGATTGAAAACCCTACCTGTTACGGTAAAAGTTTCGTTAGTTCTTATGGAAGAACTACCTGCATGAATTAGTTTACCAACTTCGATGGTGTTATTGCTAAACAAGAGGTCATTATTAGATAACTTTTTATCTGCTATAAAGGCTTTTAACGTCTTTAAGAGTGTTGTGCTAATAACTACTGTTCTTTTATGATTGTTTTTTGTTGTAGGCACTATTAAAAAACGTGAACCATTATTTGCTTTTTTACCTATGTCACATACAGTTCGACGAATGTAGACTTCTTTAGACTTAAAGTTCAAGTCTTTCACCCGTAACTCTGTTGCTTCTCCAAAACGACAACCTGTTGCAATTAAGAACTGAGCGAACAACTGTGCTCCGTCAGTAGGTAACTTGGCAACTATTTGTTTGAAGTCGTCAGGCTCTAAAGTAATGAATGGGTCAGTCTGAGGCACTTTCACTCTTACCCCATGCGTAGGGTTTGCAACCATTCGCTCATCTTGCACAAGCGGACGGAATGCAGACCCTAAAGCAATCTTTACATGGAGGACGGTGGAAGGGCTTACTCCTTCTTGAATAAGTTTTTCAAAAAGGCTACGCACATCGCGTTTGGTTATAGACAAGACCTGCTTATTTCCTAAAGAAGGAATGACATACTTCTTTAACGAAGTCTTGTAGGTTTTTTTAGTTATTAAGCGAACATCTGTTCTAATCAACCATTCCTCTAAGTATGCTTCTAAGGTTTGGTTTGATTCTGACTCGTTAACTGACAGCCCACCTTCCGCAAGAATTGCAGAGGACAAGGCTTTGGCTTTTGAGTCAAACGTGCCTGCAGACACTACGCGATTATTTTTGTTGCGGAAGTAACCTGTGTGCCGTTTGTTTCGGGTAATTACATAAGCCATACACTTGCTCCTCTCTCGTTTAGGAAGTGTTAGTTAGTTGGCTTTGGAGACAACTTTCTTCTGCTTTGCACCCAAGCCTCTGCGGTTTCTGTTTTCCACACAGGAGTCCTCCCGAAGTAGTTGTCGGGTTTGGGAAGGGTGTTTAAGTTTCGATAGAGATAATTCTTTAACGTGTTCTGACTTATCCCTGCTTTTTCTGCTAAGTCTTTTTGAGTTAGCCACTCTTGCATTTTTTGCTCCTTTCGTAAGCATGGCTACATCTTACCCAACTCGGTGTGTGCTTGTATAACCACAGCATGATTCTTCATAATCTCTGTAAGTTCTTTTGAAGCCTCCAGCATCATGTCTAAGAATCTTCCTGCGGTTACATAGTTAGTGGGTTGATACCCTGCGTCAACCATGTCAGCATAAACTTCGATAGCCAACTTTAAAGAAGCACCACACAGGCTTAGTTGCCCAGCAAACTTTACATCTTCTTTAACACTATTCATTTACTGATTCCTTGCTTTAAAGGTTTCAATGTAATCTTCCTTGCTTTGAAGGATTCGAATAGTTTTTATAAGTTCTTTATTAACTCTAAGCAAGTGACGATGAGCGTTAACAGAGACAACCATAACTACGCATGAACATACAAGCGCAATCATAATTGCGAGTAAATCAGTTGTTTGTAGATACATTCGGCACTCCTTCTTTAACCATAGTTTCCAACTCTTTAATCAAGAGTTGCTTCTTTTTAACGTTGTCTTTCAGTTGGTCTAAATACTGCGTCATTTCAGGAGGATACACAGTTATCTCTCTACGAGAGTTCACTCGCAATACTTTCCAATCCCCCATGTCATAACCCGCACAGAGTTTGTTTGCTTCTTCAGGGTCAAGCCAAAAGAAGATTTCATCGTCAAGTGGGTGCTCATCTTCTCTACCTTCCCACTCCGCCTGCTTTATCGCAAACATAACCTTGTCTTCGTTTAAGGTCATTTGCTTTGTTACTGGGTCTGCTTTCCAACGAATAGTTGCTTTGATTATAGATAGTGTTGTTGTCATAGCGTTGTCCTTTCTTCTTTAAGGGTTGGTTGATGGTGTGCTAACCACCAAGTTTTTGCGTATTCCAAAGTAGTGTCATTGAATTGGTAACACCATTTTTGTTTGTGGGTGTGATGAGCATTTAAATCTTGATTACCTGAATAGATAATTACCTTGCCACCATACTGATTAATGTCCATGAGTATGTTTTCCGCAGGTATCTCCCAGTCAAGTAGTTTGCCTACCCACTCTCTTACCCTGTCTTGTCTACAAGTTAAGCAAGAGCACTTAGGTTCTGTTTGATGAGTTGCAACTTTAACTGTCATAAGTTCTTTTGCTGAACCTAGTTTCATACGATAACCCCATAAATAGGGATTTCAGGAAGTGGTGGTATAACTTCTTCTAGGTCTGTTAAAGAATAACTAGCAGACTTAACCTTTGTGGAATAGTTAGGAAGTTGTTCCAGTTCTTGTTCTCCCATTTCAACTTGTCTCACCCAGTTCTCTGCTTCTTCTTTAGAGTTAGCGTCAAACGTTATGATTCCATGATTTTCTTCAGCGTATCGAACTACGTATCTTGTCATGTTGCCTCCTATGCTTTCTTGTAGGTATAACTTACGGTGTAGGTTTCTGTGTCTCTGTCATAGACACGAATTGAAGGGCATTTCTTGCCCCTAACTTTGTTAATGCACTTAAATACCGCAGGAGTATCTGTGCATTCCCAATGGTGTTCGTGACACTTCTTGCAATTATTTTCATCGCAGTCACGATAGGTAATTTCAAGGCAGGCTTCACAATAGGTTGCAAAGCATTCCCCACTCCCATGATTAATTAAGTTCCAGTAAGAACAATCTCTCCATGATTCTTCAGCGTTACAACACTTACTAAGAGTCGGAACTCCTGTGCTTAACTCTCCTGTTTTCATGAAGCCACCTTGATACAGAATGTTTCATCGTCTTTCCATGGAAGTGGTGTGATGAAGTAACCGATACGGTTTACGTAAGCACGTCCATTAACTATGTAAGTGCCTCCGTTGTCTCCGTCAACAAGAGTCCACACGTTGTGATAATCGCAAGCGTAA